TGATTGCAGCAAAACCTAAGAAACTTGTGATTCCGCCAAACTTGCAATTCGTTGCAACACGTTTGTTAGAAACAGAAGGTCGTTTAGGTACTGCGGACAACGACATCAACGCTATACGCAACAACGGTTCTGTTCCGGGTGGTTACACTGTAAACCACTACCTAACAGACACTGATGCGTGGTTCTTGATGACAGACGTTCCAAATGGTCTAAAACACTTCACACGTAGCCCAATGGCTACTTCGATGGACGCTGACTTTGATACTGGCAACAGCCGCTACAAAGCTCGTGAGCGTTACTCGTTTGGTGTATCTGATCCATTAGGAATCTTTGGTTCTCCGGGCGCATAAGCTTAGAACATTTGTTTTGGAGAGGGGCTGCTTCGGTGGCCCCTTTCTTTTTGTTGACATATTACGTTATGCGGTGGTATGCTAACAATTATCGGGAATACCCCGTGAATCTGACAGGCCCGACTGACGACATGCAGACGGATTCACTTAACTCGCATGTGAGGATATATTCATGGCGAATACTACATTTTCAGGTCCAGTGACCTCTACCAACGGTTTCATCGGTGACATCGTTGTTCCAACATATACAGTTGCAAACGCACCTTCAGCTTCAGACGCTGGCGCAGGTACTGTTGTATTTGTTTCAAACGGCGCAGCAGGCGCAGCAATATTGGCTTTCTCTGACGGAACAAACTGGAAGCGTTCTGACACAGGCGGCACAATAGCAGCAGCATAAGGAGGTAGGTTATGAGTAGATTCAAACCTGCGTCCGAAGAAGAACTAGCAGCCCGCGGAGTCGGTACTGTAAAAGTTCGCGCAAGAAAAGAAGACGGCACGCTTAAAGCGGATGATCCTGCTACACCTGATGTAAATGAGGCGTGGGAAGAAAAACCAGCTAAAAAACGTGGGCGTCCTTCAAAAAAGAAGGAATAACGTATGTCTCATTCTGACGTCCAAACCAAACGAGTTACAGCCGCAGCGTCTCTAGCTGTAGGTCCAGCCCGTATCCGTCAGGTACAAGTATTAACTTCTGGCGGCGGTGTTGGTCGATTGACTATTACTGACGGTGCTGGCGGCGCAACAGTGCTTGATCTTGACTTTTTAGCTTCAGACTCTCATTCGGTAAACATACCTCAAGCGGGGATACGTTGCCAAAACGATGTGTTAATAACGGCGATGACGAATATCACTGCCATGACAGTCTTCTACAACTAGAGGTGATGTATGCGGAGTTATTACAAATCAGGAGGCTCTGTCAAAAAGTCTCCTGCTTGGACTCGTAAAGAGGGCAAAAGCAAATCTGGTGGCCTCAATGCCAAAGGCGTTGCTAGCTACCGGAAAGCTAATCCCGGAAGTAAGTTAAAGACAGCGGTTACTACAAAACCTAGCAAACTTAAAAAAGGTTCTAAGGCCGCTAACCGACGTAAATCTTTCTGCGCTCGTATGAAGGGCATGAAGAAACGCAACACAAGTTCTAAAACAGCTAACGATCCGGACAGCCGTATAAACAAGAGTTTACGGAAGTGGAATTGTTAGATGACTATATCACGTGCATCAATGCCTAAAGAATTAACAGGGAATAGAACTATGAATATGGAAAAGAAAAAATCTCTAACTCAAATGCCGGGTGACAGTAAAAGACAACGTGCTGACACTAATATGACTAGAGAGCAAGAGAAGCGTCTAGCAGATCAAGCTAATGAAATGCGTGGAGAGGCTAAGCGCGATGAAGATCGTATGAGTATGCCTTCTATGATGAAAAAAGGTGGTAAGGTCAAAAAGATGATGGGTGGCGGCAAAGTACCCGGATATAAAGCAGGTAAAACTATACGCGGTTACGGTAAGGCTCGTGGCGGCAAAGCCTGCAAGATGCGTTAATGCGTAGGTACTACAAATCTAAAGGCTGCGGCTGTTCTTCTTGTGGTACTAAGAACTACAAAAAAGGTGGTACGGTGAAAGATTCGTGCTACCGCAAAGTAAAAGCTTCTTATAAGGTTTTCCCAAGCGCGTATGCGAGTGGGGCTATCGCAAAATGTAGGAAGAAAAAGGCGGGTAAGTAATGGCTGTTCGCAAGACCGCAAAAGGAGCTGCGTTAAAACGTTGGTTCAAAGAAGACTGGAAAGACGTTAGCACAGGCAAACCGTGTGGACGTAAAAAGGGTGAAAAGCGGGCTACGCCATATTGCAGACCAACAAAGAAGGTTTCTAGTAAGACTCCGAAGACTAGCGGAGAAATGACAAAGGCTGAGAAGAGTAAACGTGTGGCGCAGAAGAAGCGTCTAGGGCAGCCAGCAGGTAAGCCCAAACGTGTATCTCCAGTAAAAAGGCGTAAGAAATGACAACATCAGGCACCACAGCGTTTAATATGGACTTTACAGAAATTGCAGAAGAAGCATGGGAACGTGCAGGGTCTCAAATGCGCTCTGGATACGATTTACGTACCGCTAGACGTTCTATGAATTTAATGACTATTGAGTGGCAGAACCGCGGTATAAACATGTGGACTATAGATTCTGGTACTGTAAATTTAGTGAAAGGTACTTCTAGGTACGCATTACCAACAGACACCATAGATTTAATGGAACATCAAATACGTACCAACAGTGGTAACGCCGCAACGCAATCTGATCTTAGTATAAGCCGAATTAGTGTAAGTACGTACGCGTCTATACCAAACAAGTTATCGCAAGGGCGTCCTATACAGTTATACATAGAACGACTACGAGATGAGCCTCATATTAACGTTTGGCCTGTACCTGACAATAATGACTATGTGTTGTATTATTGGCGTATGCGTAGAATACAAGATGCAGGCGCGGGCGCGGAGACTGCGGACATGAACTTTAGGTTCTTTCCCTGCCTCGTTGCAGGGTTAGCTTACCATATAGCTATGAAAATTCCTGATTTGGTAGACCGTGTTCAGATGCTAAAGGCTGTATACGACGAACAGTTTGAACTTGCAGCTAGTGAAGATAGAGAGAAAACCTCTGCACGATTTGTACCTCGTATTGCTAGGGTTGGCTGATGAGTAATAGATTTGCCTCTTCTCAAAAAGTTAACGCGCTTTGTGACGTATGTGGTTTTAAGTATAAACTACGTGAATTGCGTAATCTTTTTGTCAAAGGGCAGGACACAAATGTAAAAGCTTGCCCTGAATGCTGGAATGCAGATCAACCTCAATTACGGTTAGGTGAGTTTCCTGTAGACGATCCACAAGCTGTACGTGATCCACGGCCCGATCAAAGCTTAGGGCCGTCTGGAGACTATAGTAGTCGTGGTATTCAGTGGGGTTGGAACCCTGTAGGTGGAGGTGATGATTTTTATAACCTTACGCCTAATAATTTAATTGGTACTGGTCAAGTGGGATCAGTTACCGTAAGTATAACATAGGAGGTGCATGATGCCCAAAGTTGGAAATAAAGAATTTAGTTACGATGCAGCAGGTAAAAAAGCGGCAGCTATGGAAGCTAAGAAAACAGGTCAGGCTATGCAGACAGCATACAAAAAAGGTGGTAAAGTTAAAATACGCGGTACAGGTGCAGCGACTAAGGGTTTGTATGCACGAGGGCCAATGGGGTAAGATATGAATTATACTGAGCTGAAAACTAACATTCAAGACATCTGTGAAAACTCGTTTACCGATGACCAGCTCGCTATGTTCACACAGCAGGCTGAACAAAAAATATATAATACAGTGCAGCTTCCTGCTTTACGAAAAAATGTAACAGGTACAATGTCTATTAATGTCAAATACTTATCTACACCTTCTGACTTCTTATGGTCTTATTCCCTAGCTGTAGTAGACGGTAGTGGTAATTACCACTTCTTGTTAAACAAAGATGTTAACTTTATGCGTGAAGCATACCCTAACGCCACAGTTACAGGACTACCCAAACATTACGCATATTTTGACGACGACACATTTATTATCGGCCCTACTCCAGACGCTGGGTACACTTCAGAACTCCATTATGGATATTACCCTGCATCAATTGTCACTGCTGGCACTACATGGCTTGGAAACGAGTTTGATTCTGCCCTACTTAATGGTGCGCTAATTGAAGCTATTCGCTTTATGAAGGGGGAATCAGATATTGTTGAAACATACGAAAAACTGTACTTACAAGCAATAACGTTGTTAAAGAATCTTGGAGACGGTAAACTACGTGAAGACACATATCGCTCGGGACAATTCCGAGTGCCAGTAAGTTAAGGAGACAGAAATGGCAATAACACAAGCAATGTGTACATCCTTCAAAGTCGCTCTATTAGACGGCGAGATGGATTTTAGCAGTAACACATCACAAACTTTTAAGATCGCTTTGTATACAAGTTCAGCTACATTAAGTGCAGCTACAACAGCGTATGCAACTACAAATGAAGTTAGTAGTTCAGGTACTAATTATACCGCAGGAGGTAACACACTTACCATCTCGGCAAATCCTGCATCTACAGGAACCACAGCGTTTTTAGATTTTGCAGATACAACATGGACTGACGCTACAATTACAGCCCGCGGTGCATTGATCTACAAATCAGGTGGGGGTAACCCAGCCGTCGCAGTGTTAGACTTTGGCGCAGATAAAACGTCTACAGCGGGTGACTTTCAAGTTCAATTCCCAGCAGCAGACGCTACGAACGCTATCGTGCGTATTGCTACTCCGTAAGACAGCTAAATGCCGTCTTCAGTAGAATATATAGGTTGGGGATCGGGTGCTTGGGGCCAAACGGCTTGGAGTACCGACCTAACTATTGTCTCTGTTGATGGCATTGCAGCGGAAGGTGTTATTGGCACTGTTATAACCGATGCAGAGGCCAATGTAGTAGTTACAGGCGTAGAAGCTGACGGACACGTAAATGTAGTAGGCATAGACGCTGAAGCAGATACTCTTGTTCAAGCGGTTCGCGCAGTTGGTTCAATAGGTACTGTAACAGTTAGCGCT